GAACTGATGGCCTCGTACATGACCTTGCCAGCCTGGTCGAGCATGCGAACCATCTTGGGCTCCGCGTAGTGCTCCTTCATCAACTCCAGGACCACCCTGGCCAGTGACCGGATGGCCTTCTCGATGTTGGTCTGGGTCTCCTGAAGCTGAGACGTGTCTCGCTCACTGAGAACCTGCATGGCCTTGCCAGAGCTTACGCCCACCGCCCGCTTACCAAGGCTCACCGAGTGAATGCCCGCAACGTCGTGCATCTCTGCCTGAGTCCTCGTGATGCTGTCGAGGACGTAACCGGGGAGAGGCACCGGCTGAATCTGCTGTGGCGCACCGCCAGCGGGGTTGAAGAATATCTTCTCACCCGGCCGGTTGGTGAGCGCCGAGGAGTTGATGCCAGCGGTCTTCGGGATGGCCCACTTGGGATTACCCATCAGCTTGACGTTGTGAACCACCTGGGTGCGCTGCTCGTTATAGAGCCGCTGCAAGTCGAGCAGAGGCTGCATGAGCCCGATACCCCACAGGCGCCCGGGGACTTCGGTATAGCGGATGATTTGCACCGGGAAGGTCTTGGTCTTCCACGTGCCCTTGTAGAGGTAGAGGTCACCGGCCAGGATGGCGTGGCGTCCGTCTCGCCAGTAGACCTCCATGAGTTCGATGCGGTCGTCTGGGACGGTGTGCAGGTTGCTGTCGAGGGACGGACCGTCACCCGCGTTCTGCGTAGATGCGATCTCGTCGGCGTACTTTGGGTACGCCTTCTTCACGTCTTCCTCGACATGGTAGCTGCGTAGCGCAACCCACTGGGAGTCACGAGGCTCTGTGACCTTCTCCTCGAAGAGGACGTCATACGGGCTCACGGGCTCACTGTGAACCGCGCCATCGTCGGCATCATAGTAGCTGTGCATCGCCACCGTGCCGGTCACCAACAGCCACTGGATGGCCCGGTGGAGCTTTGACTCCATGTCTTCGCGGTGCCAGTAGTACTGAAGCGCTATCTCGGAACTCTTCGCCTTGATGATGTCTTCATTCGACGGACTGGCTGGCATCACGGCGATAGAGGGGTAGCTCATGGTCAGTCGCGCCAGGATGTTCCGGTAGATGTTGAGCAACAGGTTGACTGTCTGTCGCTGACTACCGTCTGAGCGGGCACGCTGGTTGATGACGTAGTTGCGCTCGTCTCGGTCGTAATCGAGCCACTGACGCCCTTCGAGGAACATCGTGCATAGATCCCAAACCTGTGAGTAGGAGGTCTTGTCGCTGCGGGACGACCGGAGGTGGCTCCCGATGCTCTCTGGATACTCAGGCATCTTACACCATCGCCGTATTGATGAGGCTTGGGTCGAATGCGCCTATGTCAACTGGCTGCGCACCACTTCCCAAAGTTGTCCCCTTCGGGACACGCCCCTGGATGCCGCCTGGGTCCAGGTACTGCTGCACATACGGTGACGCCTGTGAGGCGCCGGGGAAATACTGCTCGGCCGTGGCCTGGCTGCCCTTGCCGGAGGCGCCGAAGCCGAGACCTGGGCCGCCCGCAAGCTCAATGTTCTTGGTGGTGGCCGAGTGCGGGACAGCACCCCCGAGGGCCGTTTCGCCCAGGCCAAGCGTACGCCCGGCTATGTAAGCATCTTCCTCATCCTCCAGGAGGTGAGGTGCTGCCTGCTTGACAGCATACTGCCCGCTCCCAGAGGTCCACGCTGCACCTACGGGGCTACCCGACGCTGTGACTGCCGCTGTGGCTGGCTGAAGCGCTGCCGCTATGGGTGCCAGTAGGGGAAGCATAGATCACCTCGAACATTTCAGAGGGCGTAGGGTCTATATGGGGTGGGCGAAGGAGGAGGTCAAGTTCCTCCCCCTTCACCCGTCTCAAAGTGGTCAGGAACCTGACCAACGATATTTCCACGAACACCCCGCCAACAAGGAGGGCAACAAGCAGGATGTCGTGGAGAATCGCCACATCACACCTAGAGCGTGACGCCAGTCAAGACGCCGTTGGCGTTGGGGCGGTAGCAGTAGTGGTTGTAGTACCACTTGTAGAAACCTTCCCAACTGTCGTTGTCGGTAACCCGCGACAGAACGCTTCCGTCGAGGTCCGCGAACTTGCCATCTTCGAGCACCGCGAGCTTCCAGCACTTGGTGTTCATGAAGATCATCAAGCCGTTGTCGACGTGACGGGCGCTCTTGATCGGCACACCAGCGTACGACAGGCCCAGGAAGCCACCATCACCGGTAGTCGCCTTCTCGACGGGCTTGAAGATGTTGCCGCTGATAAGCGCGGTGTACTTCGCCCGCATGATCGGGTTCATGAGGATGAGGTCGATATCCTGGCCACTGGTGACGTTGATGGCGTCAATCATCTGCTGCATGCGCTCAAGCGTGAGCGCCTCGGCATCGCCGCTGCCAGAGTTGTCGGCGTCCATGTTGGCGATAACCGACTGAAGCGCCATCGCGTCACCAGCCACCGAGCCACGGTCGACTCCGAAGAGGCTCACGTAACCGAGGTTGCCGTAGATACCAGTGGGCTCCTCGTCGAGGAGCGCATTCACTGCGGCATTGGTGTCACTGATAACCAACGCACAGCCAAAGCCATCGGCAACACCACTGGTGTTGAGAGCATTGGTGAGGCGAATCGTGCCAGCCGAGGGATTGAACCCGGCGTGGGTGATGTCGATGGCCGCCAAAGTCGTGATGAACTCGTAGGTCACCGTGTCGCCAGACAGGGTGTCATTGGAGCAGTCAACGACAGCAACGTCGATGTTGCTTCCCTTGGCGTTGTACACTGCGGCAATCTTCGCAAAGTCGCCTCGGAACTCCCACGTGGCAGCGGCACCCTCGGTCTTGTGCTGGTTGAGGAACCCAACGACGCGACCACCGCTTGTGAGCGTGCGGTCAGCCGTGTTGCGAACATCGTCCTTGAGCTTGTCCATCTCAAGTTCGAGAGCGCCAACGAAGCTAGCCGTTCCGCCCTTGGCAGCCGACGCAATCGCCGGACCAGTCACCTGGAACCGACCGTAGAGGTAGGCGGCGGTGAAGGTCAGGCGCTTGGTGGTCTGCGTCCCAGCGTCGGGGAGGGGGTCCGACTCAGCCTTGAATGCGACGCCGGTGTTACGCCCGACATGCACGGGCACGACGCCCTGCTTGCCTGCCCATGTGATCTTGGCCTTCTCAAACAAGTTGAGGACCATAACCTCTTGATTCAATTGTTCTTGTAGAGGACCAATGTAGTAGTCCTTCAAAATCGCATCGAGAGATGCTCTTGTGGCTTCCGCCATTTTCTAACTCCTGTTAGCCGAAGAGGTTGAGCGTGCCCTTTTTGAGGGCGCCCAGGAGGGCTTCTGAGCCCTCTGCGATCGAACCGAAGCCCTGTCTGTCAGCGGCTGTGGCCACGCTGGACGCCCCTGTACCGGCCCGTTTGGGTCGGCTAGGAACGCCCGGCGTAGTCCCAGAAGTAGCTTCTACAACCTCCTCGACGGAGGCATCTGGGTTGGTCTTGAGGTATCGGGCAATCGCCTCTTCCTCACGTTGGGCCAACCACGCCACATACTGTTCAGCCACGCGACTCAGGTCTGCGTTTGGATCGCGTTGCACGGCGCTATAGAGAACTTGCTGTATATCCGTATGAAGTCGTTCGTCGTGTTTACCCACGACATCGGCCACTTCGTGCCGGAGACGCTGTCGCTCGACGTGAACCTCTTGCTGGTGCAGTCGGGACTCCATGGCTGTGATCTGCTGTCTCACCTCCGGTGGCAACTCCGACTGTCCCGCTAGAAGCCTATCGAGCTCTGCGTCGATTGGATCAGCAACATTCTCCACCGGCCTGGCGGGTTGCAGGTTTCGCAGTGCGGACATCTCGTTCCGCATCAACTCCATCTGCTTCTCATAAGCGCTCATCTGTGAACGATGCTCGTCAGCCTCTGACTTGTACTGATTGCGCGCATCGAGAACGCTCTTAAACCGCTTGTACGGGACGCGGTGACCCGGTGGAACAGACTCTTCCTCAGCATTACCGTCAGGTGCTGCGGCGTCTGCCTGCTCCTCGCTCTTGCCGGTTTCGGCCTTGGCTTCGACCTCTGGCGCCGGTACTTCCGACTCCTTGGCCTCCACTTCAACCTTCTCTTCGACCGCAGGCGCGGTCTCGATACCCTCTTTTACGTCTGGGGTCGAAGACGCAATCGAGCCTCCCTCACCAAGTCCACCCTCAAGCTCTTTGTACAGCTCTGCGGTCTTCTCTTCGCTTAGAAAGCTCATCTCTAACTCCTTTTAACGCCTTGGAATCTTGGCGGGTTTGTCGTGCCCTTGCACGAACTGTGAATGAGAGAAAATGTCGAGGGAGTCCTCTTCACGTTCAGCCCACTCTTCTTGAAACACCCTACCCGTTGCTCGCTCGTATGCCAATAACTCGCGCAATGACGAGGGCTTCTTGGATAGTTTCTCTTCTCGAACGGCCTCTATCTGATCGACGCCCGCCAAGGCAAGCGCCCAGGCGAATACCATGTCGTCGTGCTTTCCCCGGTCGGCCTGCGGCTTACCACGGCTGTCGTAAACAAACGTGTTCATCTCGGCCTTCATTCGGTCATCGTTGATGGCGAGGCGCTCCTCGGAGACAAACTTGTGCAGGCGCGAAAGGATAACCGGCCGAGTGGCGACTGAGGTAACGAACCCCAACTCTTCCTTCCACCGCTTGGCCATCTTGTCGAACTGGGTTCTTCGATAGAGGTTTGCGTAGCCTGCACCGATGAGGGACTCGATGATGCTCAGGCCGTACGAGTTGGATTCGGCGACCACCAGCGCGTCCCAGACCTTGGCCTCCTCGTGGACCCTCTCTCCAAACT